AGCATGGATATTTATAGTGCTTTAAGACCAGGAGAGCCAACAACAATAGAAACTAAGGATGTTTCATTGCGTTGGGCTTTCTTAGAAAAGTTAGTTTTAACCTTGGCTGTAACTCCTGCTGGCTTCCATGAGGTGCGACCATTGTGAATCATGCCTCGTAAGGGTGCTTGGTTTGGAATGTTTGACTTAATAGCGTCAGCAACTGGTTGTGCGCCAGAACGCAGATCCTTGCGAGCATCTTTAACAATTTGCTTGTCTAGCTTGTTAAGAATCCTGACGGTATCTGCAACACCAGTTACTCTTGACACTGCCATTCTTACCCCTGACTATTGCGCCATCGCAGGTACATTCCCATTGTAAAAAGCATACGCTCAGATTCTTCCATTAAGACTGATGGAGCAATCCCAGTCTCAACAGATAGATAAGCCAAATACCAATGTTGGGATGAGTCACCCAACCCAGTTATTTTGGGCTTTCGTCACTCGCTTCGATAGTTTCTACGTCATCGCACCATTCTTCAAACGTCTTTTTAGTTTTACCTTGACGTTGTAACCAGTGCCATGCAAGCCACAATAAATCGGTAATACGAAAGTCTGTCTCTAATGAAGCAACACTCTTTGTGAACTTGTCCTCAAAGGCAACAAGGTCACGCGCAGTGGCAGAAACTTCCTCTACCGATTCATCATTAAAAGTAACGCGCAGGTTGATTTTCATAGTTAGACAGTACCGCGTGTGACTGTGCCAGATACAGGCCAAGTTACAGACAAGGTTGCAATATCGCCAACGCTTGATGCGAATGGTGAGTAACTGTTTACCAAGCAAGTTGCTGTGTATGAAGGATTGGTGCTGTTTACAGTTCCACTAGTTGGAACGATTACAACAGTAGCAACAGTGTTAAGCAATGGGTAAATAGTCGCATCTACTGCAGCTGCGCCAAAGTCTTGCATGAACTGAAGTGTTAAAGAACCTGACTTAAGACCGCCAATACGGGTGCGCCATTCGCCACCGAAAGCCGTTGTCTCTAAATCATCTGATTCCAAAGCTAGTTCAACACTGTTAAGTGATGTGGAAAAGTTAGTGCCGTTTACCGTTACCTTGTAATCGGTTGCCGCGAATTTTGGCATATTGTGTTGCTCCCTTAGTCTGCGTAGCAGAGAACTACGAACTCTGCTGATAAATAGTTTACCTCACCAACAAGTAGTTCACCATAGTTACGCATATCTGTAACTCTGGTATCAAACGCCTTGCCACTAAGTGTCTTATTAGATTCTATTGCTAGTTTGATGCTGCTTGCCCCGGTGCTGGAACAGTAAGCATCTATTGAGTTTTGACCCGAACGCTCCGACTGTCTGCCTACAATAACCTGAACCGAGAAAGTGTAAGTCTGCATCCCACGCTGAAAGGTCTCGTCATAATTGACGCCAATAGGAAAGACAATGGCTACCGGGGGGTTGATGTTGTCGGGCTGGAAGTCAGAAACCCGTAACCCTGAGATAGTGGCTAGGTTTGTTTTAATCCCAGCGCGTAGCTCTGAAATGGAAGCCATTAAGCAAAGTTCCTGATTCGTCTATAAGGCGCAACTAGCTGTTCTACGTCTGGATCTAAATAACGACTAACACGCATCGCGCCCATGTCCCCGAACCCAGCTATTCCAAGCGGCGAATCTAGACGCTTGAAGATACGGCTGGATTGGATGATGCACGCCTGCGTAATACCGATTGGCACAGATGCCCAACCAAACACGGCAGTTAGTTTGACTAGAGCCTGATCTGCTTCTACTGGGAACAGATAGTTTTCAACAGCGCGAATGCGTGTGTATGGAACAGCAAGGCCATCTACGTTTCCGTTAAGTGGCTCTAGCTGGTAATCGCCAACCGCCCAAGTTGTATCAAATACTCCATCGCCACCTGATGAAGTTTGCAAAGTGATCGCAGTTCCAGAAACATCATCTATTTGAGTTATAAATGAATCGTCTGCTGCGTAGTAGCGTGTGGCTGTTCCTGTTGAGTAGAAGTAACGCCCAGCGTGGCCGTCAATAGCTCGTGATGCCGATTCAACTGCCATTTCGAGCAATGAGTCATCTACGTTGTCAGAAATGCGTAATGCCGATTTCACTTGTGCAAGTGTGGCATAGCCGTTTGTGATTGCCAATGGGAACTCCTAAGTCTAGGTCTATTCTACTTGCGTTCTACTAATGCCCTGCGGATACCTTCGCGCAAACTAATCTGCGGTTTGAAGTAATGATGCGATTGGTAAGGGTTGCCGACACGATACTGAACGCCAACTGGAGCGGTAAGTATGTGGTTAAAGATTGGCTTGAGTTGTGCTTCCTCGCAAACCATTTGAGCAAGGTCATTAAAGCTAGTCGGAACTCCAGAGCATAGATTCCAAGTACCGTCGTAACCCGTCTGCACGTGCCATAGAACAGCCTGCACAATATCCTCGATGTGTATAAAGTCGCGCACCTGTTCGCCGTCACCCCAAATGTCAAAGACTTCAACACCAGCTAGAGCGCGATCAATAAAGCTAGGGAACGGATAGTCAGCATCCTGATCTGAGCCGTAGCCGCTGAATGGTCTAAAAATAAACATCTTGGACTCAGTAACAAACTGGGCAAGGTACTCACCAGTTAGTTTTGCCCAGCCATAAGTTAGGTCAGGATTGCTAACAGCATCTAATCGAATGTCGGATTCCGCTAAACGGTATCTGTGTTCTGGCTTTTGTAGTTCGATTGGGTAAGCAGCCGAGCTAGAGAAGTAGACCACATTCTTAGGCTTAGTCTTTTGCACCCAGTTGAAGAACTCTGCATCTATTGATAAGTCTGTGGCTACGCTTAGTGGCTCACCTTCAATAGTTGCACGACCACCAACAATGGCTGCTAAGTGAATTACTAGATCAAACTGTTCTGCATTTTCCTTAAAGAAATCCCTGCAATCTTTGCCGTCTTTCAAGTCAATGCCCGTTATGTCGCTATCAGGCAAAGCCTTAACAAAGTTGCGACCAACAAATCCCTTGTGGCCTGTAATAAGTATCTTCATTTGCAAACCCAAATCTGATAATCGTAGTAGTAGTCATTAGCAAGCTCTAATAGGTGAAACTGTATAAGCTCAAAACCTGCCTGCGCCAGCAACTCGCCCACGCCGTCTTTATCCCATGCCCAATAATGTTCTTGATTTACGTCATCCCATTTTGCGTGTGGCGTTGATAGCAATAGATACTTTGCTTTCTGTCTTATGTGCTTTAACACATCAACAGGGTTATCTAGATGCTCCAGAGTTTCTGAACAAATAAACAAGTCCACGTTAGGTATCTGCTCAATGGTCTTTTCTATTGCACCTGTGAATTCATACTTTGGCGCATAGTCCCCAATGTAAGTCTTGTCTAGTTCTAGCCCGTTGATTATGAACGCATCACCAGCAGATAGATCAGCTGCGCTTTTAACGCCGTCAATAGTCTTTGCTATTTCTAAAGTCTTATTTACTCTAATAACGTGATCGTGCCAATGGTGATGCTCATGCGGTGTTGCGTAGATTTTGGCTAGTTCAGCATCAGACCACTTAGGTCTAAGTCTGGTAATCACTACCAAGCCTTGACGTTCTCAACATCGTTAGCAAATTCTGTTGCCATGTATTCAGCAAAGAAAGCCTGATCGCCGTTGTGCATTTCTGGATTGTTCACAGCTGCGTATCTTTCGTCATGCTCTGCCTTGCCATTTAGATAGTGCATATGCTCAATGATTACGTCTGGCAGATACTTTCGATTACCTAATGCATCGCCCATAGCAAGCCAATAGTTATCTAAAAACAAATGCTTTAAGGCTGGTGGTGACATAAACCCAGTAGCCCTAATGATCTTGCTAGACATAACCACGGCTGTTGGCAGATTCTCGCCTTGCAGTAGATCGTTGCCATAAGCAATGCCCGGTTCTGCGCCAATGGCATCAGCTAGTTTTGTATCCCAACCACCAGTGCGCGGTAGGTGGTCATCGCCCATAAAACAGATGTAGTCATAGTCAGGTGCGAACCATAACGCCCAATGGTTCAGAGTTCCATTCATTCCCATACGGTCAGCAATGCAAACCTTGACGTTATTTAGTCCAGCTGTTTCCGCCATTAACCCGTTGTAGGTTTTAACATCATCTGCATCTATGGCAAAAACAACTTCTGTAAAATCTGCTGTTGCATTTATTGCTTCAAATAAACGTATGGCATTATCGTTGCGACCACGAGTAGGGATAATAGTTAGCATTCTCATTGTTGTACCAATCTCCAGAAGGTGTCGCCGGCTTTATCTATCATGTGTCTTAGGTGGTCTGCATCCTGCCAGTCTTGAACTGAAGTAATGCCGACGTTCTCATTGGTGTGAATCCTGCAGCCTGATAGCACGGCTTCCATGACTGCGCGACATTCCGATTCAAAGGCTACTGGTAAATGCACAAACCATTCGCATCTTGCCATCGCATCTAATACCTGTTCACGCGGCACGTTTGTCAGAGCCTTAAATTCATAGCCTGCCTGCGCTGCCCATAGTTCTGCTTTTAGTTTTCCTTTGAGTGGATGTTCACGAGCTGCCCATAATGCCCAGGGCTGTTTGTCCACATGGTCGTAGCACTTGCTGGTATCAAAGTAACTTAGAACCTGCGCGGTCTTGCGTGGTTTGGCCCACGATAATTCTCTGCGCATGTGCGCTGGCGTGTGTGTTACAAATAAACGACTGCCGGTGATCAGTGCGTTGAGTCCTGCTCTGGGTGTCTGCAAATGATGAACGAATACAAACGGCTCATGGTTGCCGAGCTGCGTGAGCTGCTCGTCTGTGAAGGCATCCGTTCCAGTCACGATCACGGAGTCGAATTGGTGTATGTCATGTGTATCAAATGTGTATGGGGTGACGATCTGAATCTCAAAGTCCAAGGGTGCCTGGAGTCGGTATTCGTAGTCTGACATTTCTGCGCCGCCAGCGAACCGCCCTGTGAATAGTCCTTGCTGGGCCATAGAGCCATTCTCAGCGACTTTAGGGTCATTCTCTGTGTGATGCGTGTACCAGCCTATTTTCACGCTGTAGGCCGTTCTGTNCCTTTTGCTCCTAGCACCTTGAGTGCCGGCTTCCAGTATTGATCGAATACGGTATCTGCGTTGTATGCCTTTGCGAAGTCCTGGGCCTTTTGTGATCGGCCACGACCTCGCTGGTATGCCTGCTCCAGCGCATCCACAATTCCTGGAACGCTAGGCATGTGGAACCAGCTAGATTGCGGTGCATCCCATAAAGGCTGCCCGTCAACAATCCAGCCGTCACCAACGAGTTCTGTTGAAGCTGCGAAGTCTGAAACGATGACCGGTGTTCCGCAGGCTTGCGCTTCGATTGTTGGAACTCCAAACCCTTCGCCGTAGCTAGTCGCTAGTAATACATCCATCGCTGTGTAAAGGGTCGCCAGTGTTGGCTGGTCTATTCCTGTTCTCAGCGTGTACGGGTCAACGAATGCGTACTGATGTTCCTTAATACCGCAAGACGTTATTAGTTCCTGCAGCTTGATTCCGCCTAGCGAGCCGTTTGAGTCGGTGTGCAAATAAAGAACCACATCATCGTGCATCTGTGCAAACATCGAAAACGCCAAAATGTTTTCACCGAATGCTTTGCGGTTAGGGCTGACTCCTTTGTTGGCTGCGTTCATGCCGACAATGAACACATCTTCGCTGGCACCTATGAAATCTCTACCCGTAGTTCCTTTGTGTCGCATCATGGCAGACCTTGATCAGCGTTCCCAGGTAATCGAAACCATGAACGCTCAGGCAGACCGCGAAAACCGCGCAGCCGAAGCGATGAAGGGCTTTGAAACACAAGTTAAGCCAGCCGTTGCTGTTCCAGCACTTGACGAAGCTGAACTAATCCGTTCCCTAGCA